GTGGATGCCCATCGCTATCGCTCAGGCATCAAAGAAACAAGGCCGAGCGAAACCCGTAGCCAGCGGCCGAGTTAGCCCGCGAATAGTTGAAGTAGGATAACCAGACACCCGCAGCCGACGAGCGGCTCCAGCTGCCGCCGCAATTCGGACACATGTCCGCAGTGCTGTAGTCATAAATTACGTCATTGCCGAATTGGTTGCTGCCACCGGCCACCAGGGGAACGCCAGCGGCCGTCATTTGCCAGGCGGTGCCGCTGGTGGCGGCGCTAAGCACCTGGCTGGCGCTGCCCATGGTGATGGCACGGTCAGAAAAGTTCAGCGCGTAGCCGGTGAACGCACTCATCACACCCAGGTCGTCATACAGTGCAGCCAGGCCGGTGGCGCCCCACAGGTCGGTGGCCAGCGCGGTGCCGCCAGTCACCAGGCTCATGTCGGCGGTGGTTTTGAGCACGTAGAATTTGCCCGCGTCGGTGGCGCCGTCCATGGTCAGGCCGGGGCTGATTTCACTTACCAGACCGTTCAAATCCACCACGCCGCAGTTTTGGCCATTGTGGGCGGTTTTGCTGAAGAAGTTGGCGCTGCCGGTTTTGCCGCACCCGGCATAGGTGGCGTTGCCGTCCCACACATAGGCAATTGACGAATCCTGCGCGTCGCCCAGGGCGTTGTTGTTGTTGCCTTTGGGAAAGTTGGTGCTGCCGCTTGAATACCAGGCGCAGTAAGTGGTGTTGTCGGCGGCGCTGCCGTGGGCCAGGCTCAGCAGGGCCAGCATTTTGTTGATGAAGATGCTTGAGCAAAAGAAGTTTTCGCCGCGTGTTTTTGCGGCGGCAAGGGCACCGGCAAAGGTGTTGGCCGGCGCGCCGGTGAGGCTGGCAAAAGCGGTGCTGGCAATGCCGCCGCGCACCGCGCTGGAGAGCACCACGCCATTTTTCAGGCTGGAGGCTACACCGCTGTTATTGCTACAGAGGTATTTATCAACGAACACGCCGGGCCGAATCTTGCCGCCGTTGTAAAACGCGCGGTGCAGCGCGTAGCCCGCGGCGCTGGCCGTGGCCACAGATTCAAAATAGTTGAACGCCTTGACGTCGCAAACATTGAGCGCAAAGCCATTGGCGCCAGTGCCGTATTTGTAATAAAAAGCGGGCACATACACCATAACGCTACCATCAATGTACTGGTAATTGCCATAGGTGTCAGCGGCCGGATCATCGGTGCCGTACAGCTTCGCGAAGCCGTCTGGCAGGCTGGGTGCAATGCCAACGCCAAAACCCTGCTGGCCGGGGGTGCCAATGTTGTTGACGGTACCGGCGCCGGTGGCGGTGCCGATCATGATGCCGTTGGGAAAACTGACGGGCGAGTTGTCAGGGGTCTGAATGGTGCGGGTAACAAGCGTGCTCATGGCGGTGGTTCCTTAAAGTGAGTGAGGTTAGTGAATAGACCAAGTGGCGTTGTCATTGACCGTAACGATCACGCCATCGCTGATGGTGATGGGGCCAACTGAGGCGGCGTTGTAGGCGCTTTCAACCGTGAAGTCGGCAGTGATAAAACGCGGGTTTAGCCTGATGGGGCTGTCCGGGGTGGTTGCTTGGGCCAGGCTGGCGTAGCCTGCGGCGGCAGCGGCGCTGGCGGCGGCGGCGGCGGCGTTGCTTATCGGGCTTTGCGCGGTAATGGCGGCTTGGGCGGCAGCGGCAAGCATGCGGTCGGCTTGGGCGGCGCTGGCGCTGGCGGCTATTGCCGAAGCGTTGGCGGCGATCCAGGCCAAAAACGCCGGGTCTTGCTCGCTGCGGGTCTTTTCCCACGTCAGCCAGGCTTGCATGGCGGCGTCGAAAACGGCGGGGTCGCCGCCGTAGATGTTGGGGGTGGTGGCCGGGGCGGCGGAAAGTGTGGGTATGGTCATAATGGGGTTGTCCTATCGGTAACCGGAAATTTCAAGGGCCAGGGTGATTTTGTTGTATGCGGTGATAACCGGCACGGCGCGCACATAGCGGCCAAACACGTTAGCCGATACCAGGTCGTTTTGATCGGGGGCGGCCACCCATAGCATGGGCTCGCCAATGTGCGCGGCCAAAAATGCCAGCAGGCGGTTGTAGGCGGTGCGCTCCAGCACCAGCGTGCCGCTGGCGTTTTTGCTATAGCCACGCTCCACATTCACCGGGTTGGCAAGGTTGTCGAGGTAATGGCGGCCACGGTCTTCGATGGGGCTGCCAAAACCGTATTGCGCGTTGCCAATAAATATTTGCTTACCTATCACGCACATGCCACAGGCGGCGGTGGCCGCCGAGGTTGTTGCGATGCTGATTGTGACGCTGCAAGTGGGGTTGCTTAGCAAACCACTAAACACAGCCGAATCTGTTTGCGCCAATTCTTCAAAACAAAAGCCGTAGTAAGTGCCGTCAGTGGTTTGCAGCGTGCGGGTTTCGGAATAAATCAGCGTGGCACCGTCTTCCACGGTTACGGTCACGCTTTGCCCTACCAGGCCTATAAGGCCGATGCAGGTAAAGCGGCCCACCGATAGCGTCCACTCCAGGCCGCCCACAGCGGTGGTGGCCGTTTGTACGCTGGTGTCGAACATGGCCAGGCTGTTTATTGGGCCGGTGTCAAGCCACCACAGCGCGTCAGTGCCTGGCGTGTGGCCGGTGTTGGCGGATTGAACGCTAATGTAATTGCGCCCGGCGTAGCTCACCACGTCATCTGCGGCGTAGGTGCTGCCGGTCAGCCAGGCGGCAACGTCTATGGCGTTTGTGGCGCTCAGCACACCTGGGGCGGTGGCGTCTATGGGTGGGATGACGATCATGCGGCTACCTCGGTCAGCAGGGGATCAGCGGGGTCGGTATAGACCAGCATGCCGTTTTTATCCATGCGCCGCGTTGCGTCAGCGGTAAGCGCAGCGTGGGTCATGATGGCGGTGTTTTCGCGGCTGTTGGATTGATGCAGGGCGGCTACTTCTTTGCGCAAAGCGCGCAGTTCTTCCAGCAGCGCGGGGTTGGCGCCGGCGCTCAGCAGGCCGCGCGTTTGGTTGTTGCTATAAATGCGGCTGGGGCCTGTTACTTCAAGCTCTGGGCCGTGCTCGCCCACCAGGCGCAAGCCGCCAGTAAATGTGCCGCCACCGGCAAAGGCCGGCACACCGCCCAATTGGGTCACAATGGCGCGCAGGCCCGCCGCGCTGGTGGCGGTGCCGTTGTCGATGGCGTTTTTTAGAATGGCGGTGTTGCTATCGAGCTCCATCAGCGTCACGTCGATGCTGTCCAACAAAGCCAGGCTGTCGGCTTCAAAGTTCATGCCGGCGGCATCGCTGGCCAGTAGGTCGGCCACGGCAATGCTTTGGGCGGCCAGGCGGGCGCTGGCCAGTGCCCACTCCTGTGTGCTGCTGGTGGCTTTGATGGCCTCTGACAGGCCGGGCAGCGCGGCGGTCATCTTGTCGGCGTAGGCCGACTTGAGTGCGCCCGCCTTGGTGCCGTCAATGGCCAGCGCCATGCTGTAGTTTTTGGCGAATTCTGCGCGCTGCACGGCCACGCTTTGCGCTGGGTTGAGCAGGCTTGCCCCTAGCGCCTGGGCGGCGTTGCGCAGGCCGGCCGCACTGGTTTGCATCAGCCCGGCCAGTTCTTTCTGTGCCTCGTAGTAAGCCACGGTTTCCACGCGCAATTGGCTGAGCACCTTGACGGCTTTTTCTGCATCGCCACTGTATTGCGTCATGGCGGCGGCGTAGTCGAGCACGCCTGACATAGTAACGTTTACTGCGGCAATCTCAGTGGCCAATTGCGCGGCGGTTTTGGGCGCTTTTTGCAAGATACTGGCGCGGGCATCGGCCACCAGGTCGCGCTCGGAGGCAATGTTTTGCTGTAATTTGCTCAGGCTATTTTCAATGCTGTCAAAAACGGTGTTCACCGATGCGGCAATGGCGTCGGCTACCTGGGCAAATTCCGGGGCCAGCGCGAGCATGACGGCGTAGGCATTGCGGCCGGCTTCGGTGGTGAGGTCGAGCGAGCTGACCAAATCGCGGTAAGCATCTTTGGTGGTTGGCATGGCAACACCCACCAAAGCCAGACCCTTGGCAACGTTGGTTTGTGTGTCGGCCAGGCGCTCGGCCTCTGTCCAGAACAGGTCGTAATACGCTTTGCTGGCCAGGGCCATGTTTTCCAGCCCGCCGAATACGTCGGCCAGTCGGTTGGCAGCGTCGGCGCCGGTCAGGCTCACGTCAAAAGCGGTCTGGCCTAACACATTCATCCAGAAATTTGCGGCTTGCAGGTTGGTGCTCAGGCGCGCAAGTGTGACGCTGGCGGTTTCGCCTGTTTGCTTAAAAGCGGCCAGCCCCGGCGCGGCAGCGGTGGCCATGGCGTCGGCCATGCCGGTAAAGATGGCGGCGACCTGCGCCTCTGTGGTGCCTGCGGCGATGTCAATGTATTTGCTGTAACTCAGGATTTTGTCAGTTGATAGCCCGACGGACGCAGCCATTGCGGCAACGGAGCCTTTGACATCAGCGAAAACGCCAGACCATGCGTTTTTCATTTCGGCAGATAGCGCGCTTGTTTCAGTCCAATTTTTGTCGCTGCGAAACCAGCCGCCTTTTTTCTTGTAATTGGCGTAGTTGACGCCGTTGAATTCGTCGCCGCTGAATGTGCCGCGCGTGCCGCTGGCAGTGAGTTGGGTTGGGCCACGGCCAAAGGCGCGGTTCACCAGGCCGCCAATGGCGCCGCCCACGGCAGCGCCTAACGGGCCGCCCACTATAGCGCCAATAGCAGTGCCGGCGTTGACGGCGGTGTTGCCGCTGCCGCCGCCAATGGCGCTGTAGCCGCCGCTGATGGTTTTTCCAAGGGCCAGGCCTGCGGCGGCGCCTGCGGCATAGCCGACCGCGGTGCTCAGTGTGCCCACATTGGCGCTCAGGGATTCGCCCAACGAGGCCACCAAATCACTTTGGCTGGTCATCATCCAGTCGGCCGCGTATTGCAAATTGCCTGACACGGTGGCCGTGAGTTTGGTAAAGCCGCCGGTGATGGTGTTGTACATTGTGCCCAGCGTGCTGGCGGTGCCCATCAGGTTCCCGGCACCGCCGCCGCCGAGCAGGTCAGTTGCACCCGCCGCGCTCATGCCGGTGACGCCGGTGGCCGACACCATCACCTTGAGCACCTGCGTTTTGAGCGTGTTTTTGATGGTGTCCCAAAGGGACTGGAAGAACCCTTTGCCGGCCTCGAATGCGCGCATCAGGGCATCTTCCCAGTATTTGCCGGACGCTTCGGCGGCTTTTTGCTGTGCCTGGCGCATTTCGTCGGCGGCGCGGATGCTTTCTTCCTTGCTTGTTTTAATCGACATGGCCTCGCGCAGTTTGTCGATGTAATCGTCATAGGCTTCGGTGGTTTTGACGATGCCCTGGCGCTCGAGCTCGCGCTCCATGGTGGCCAGCGCGCGTTGCTCGGTGTTGAGTTCGAGCAGGCGGGTTTCAAATTCGATTTTGTCAAGCAGCTCGGTGACGGTTTTGATTTGCTTGTCGCCCTCTTTTCGCAAAGCATCCATGGCCTTGAATGCTTCCACATCGGCCTTGGCGGCGGCTTTCATGGCGGCGGCTTTGGCTTTGGCTGCGTCGGCGGCGGCCTTGCTGGCTTTGGCCATGCTGGCCAGCACCGGCGCGGTGGCCTTGGCTGCGCTTTGGGTGGCTGCCATGGCCTCTACGGCGGCGTTGCCGGTGGCGTTCCATGCCTTGCTCATTTCGGCGGCGGTTTCTGTCCAGCCGCTGCCGATGTCGGTCTTGAGTGATTTGAAGATGTTGACCGCGCCAGCAAAGTCGCCAGACAAGGCCGCCACAATGATGGCCGACACGCCGCCCAGGGTGGTGCCCACGGTCTTGAACGCTTCGACCACGCCCAGGCCTGCGATGTACAAGACTTTCAGGCTGCTCGCCAGAAAATCAGCCGTGTTTTTAAGCTTGTCGCCGCTGGTCATGCTCTCGAAAAACTGCCCCGCCAGGCCGGACAAGGTGGGCAGCAGTTGCGCGGCAATTTGGCGCGCAACGCCTTGGCTGCTTTGCCCCATGAGGCTGAGTGTGTCGTTAAATTTTTCGGCTTCCTTGGCGGTGGACTCGCTCAGCGTCAGGCCCAGTTTGCGGGCCATGTCGTCGAAGGCCGACAGGCTTTCGGCGCCGCCGTTGAGCAGCGGGATCAGCTCGGCGCCAGAGCGGCCAAAAATTTCCTGCGCCAGCGCAGATTTAGCCACGCCGTCGCGGTAGCTGGCCATTTTGTCGGCCACCTCGCCCAGGATGACGCGGGTTGATTTAAGCGCGCCGTCGGCGGCCTTGGTGTTAATGCCCATGGCGGCAAAGGCCTTGCTGCCGTCGGCTACCGACTTGGACATTTTGGCCATGCTGACGGCAAACGATTCGGCCGCGCCCGCCTGCTTGAAGGCGAGTTGCAGGCCGGCAATGTCTTTGGTGGCGACACCTATTTTTTGCGAGAGCTTGGCGGTTTGGTCGGCGGCGTTGATGGCGCTTTTGATCCAGCCGGTCATGGCGGCCAGGCCAATGCCGGCAAAGGCGGTGCGCATGGCGGCGCTGGCTTTGGTGGCCGCGCTTGACACGCCTGACATGCCGCTGCGCACCTTGTCAAAGTCGCTCAATACAGCGGCGGCGCCATCTACCGAAAGGCGTAATTTGACATCATTGGCGGCCATGGCTTAGCTCTCAGTCTTTGCGTTGTTTGGCCCATTCATCAAGGGCAGCCCATTCCATGGCTTGCAGGCAGCTGAAGGTTTCTGCAAAGTGGCGCGGTTTGATGCGTTCCACGGCTTGCAGGTAGGCCGACACGCCCGCGTAGTCAAGGCCGTCGCGGCCGGATACGCCCACGCGCCACTGGGTTTGTATGCGCTGCCAGATGCCCCAGGTGCGCACATTGCATGGCCATAGCCAAACAATATCGGCGGCGGCGCTGGTTTCGGTGTCTGGCGCGTCTTCGACCAGACCAAAGGCGGCCATGGCGTTGTCACTGTCTTGGTCGCTGTCTTGGTCATGGTGTGTTGCTATTTGGCCGCTTGCCCATAGGCGCGCGACCTGCGCTAGTTTTTTTCCTTGCCGCCACAGGCGCGGGTGTAGGCGCCCCACACAATGCCGAGCAGGCCGGGCTGCTTGAGCATGTAATCGAGCGCCTCGCGGCTGAACGCGGCGGGCTCTTTGTTTTCCGTGATCACCAGGCGCTGGCCTGACCAGTCGGTGATGTTTTCGAGTAAAAATTCTTTGACTGAGAGCTCGGGCTGTTCCTCAATTTCTTCCAGCGTGCGGCGCTTGGCTGTCAGGCTGAAGCTGAACAGCTTGTCCACCGAGCGCTCGCGCATGGTGAATTTGACGGGCACGGTGACAATATCTTCAATGCAAATTTGATACATGGTTTTTTCCTTTGCCTGATGGCCTGATAAAAAAAGTGCCTGATGCACGCCGGGTGACGCGGCAGCCGCTCAGGCAAACGTAAGGCGCTTTTTGGCGCCCGCTGCCGCGTCAAAAGCTTACAAGCTGATGATGCGCAGTTCGTCGTTGCCGTTTACCGGCAGCACGCGCATGTCGAAGCCGATCAGCCGCATGCCGTTGAACTCTTCTTTTTTCGGGTTGATCAGCTGAACGCTTGGCATGTGCAGCATGATCTTGTTGCCGGTGGTGGTGCCCAATACAAAGCCGACGCTTTGCAGGGTGTTGGCTTTGACGGCGGCCATTTGGGTCACTTCTTGCGCGGCGGTTAAATCAAGGCTCAGGGTGCCAACCACATCGCGGTCGGAAAAAACCACCTGCTCGGTCGTGAGCATGGGCGCAAAGCTGATGTCGTTGCCGTAATCAAGCGTCAAGCCGGTGCTGTTGTAGGCGGTGCCGCCAGACAAGGCGCCTGCGCTGTAGGTGCAGCCCAGGTTGATGTCAGTCACGTTGGCCTTGGTTACGCCGACGGGCACTTGCCAGCCGCTCAGGGTGGCGGTGGCGTTGGCGGTGGCGCTTACGCCGCCGTCGAGGCCAACAAAGTCAAAAGTGAGCTTTGGCGCCTCGCCTGACTGGGCCGACAATTTGGCGTTGCCAAACACGCCAAAAAGTTTGTGCAGCAGGCCGTCGTCATACCAGTAAATGGTGGCGCTTTTCAGGGCGTCGGTAGCGGGCAGGTATTCCACGCGGTTGGGCGTGGTCAGGCCAGTGGTTTCGGCATTGCCGCAGGCCAGCAGCAGCGCACCCCAGGCGGGGGCCGTGGCAGCGGCGCCGGCGCCGGCCAGCAGCACGCTAAATGAGCACTTGACCGAAGCCGTGCCCACCAGTTGCACGCCACCGCCAAAGTAGCTGGTGATCGGGTTGGTGTCGATGTTGGTAGCGTCAAGCGGGGTGATGTCAAGGTCCATCACCTGGATGGCGTTGGCGGCACCCGTGGGGGCGGCGTCAGCGCCGTAGGTAGTCTCGATTTTGGCGAGTACGACGGTTTTTTTTGCAATGCGTGCCATGGTGTTTACTCTTTCAATTCAAGGGGTGAAGTGGGCGCGGGGGCGGCGGCGGGAACAGGTGCGGGGTCTTCGGTAACTGCGGCCCAGCCAGGCAGGGCGGCGTCCCAACGCCAGCGGCCACCGCCCGGAATGGGGGTGTTCTCGGGCGTTGCAGCGGGGGTGGTGTTTTTGGCGGCCATAGGTATCCTTACGCGGTTAGGGTTAAGTTGGTGGTACGGTGCTGTGCGGTAAGGCGCAGCACGGCGCATACCATAGGGGCGTCGGTGTCGTCGTATTGCCAGTCAACGCGCGGCTCTAGCGACACATTGGCGCCGAGCGTTTCAAACGGCAGTGCGCTCAGGCGCGCCCACACATCAGACAGCAGCGCGTCCACGGCGGCGGCGGGGTCGGCGCCGGTGGCGGCGCGGGCGTAGCACTCTACGCCAAAGCTGCTTTGCCAGTCCACGGTGCCAATAACCATCTCGGTGCCGCTGGTTTGCTCAAGCCGCACCACAATGGCCGTGGCCGTAGCGTCGGCAATGGGGCGCAGCCGGTTGGCATAGATGCGCCCGCCTGCCAGGGCAGTGGGCGCAGACAGCGCGGCGATGATGGCCGCCTGGATGCTGGCAAACGCGCTCATGCGGCCTCCAGCAGCAGGCGGCTTATGCCGGTGCCATCGGGCTCATGCGCGGCTACCAGGTAGTTGGCATTACCCACCACGGCAGTTTTACCAATGGGTGCGCTCGGCACGTTGGCGCTGGCCAGCGTCAGGCTCGGCTGGGTGCTGGCCATGCCATAGGCACCGACTGACCCCAGCGCAAACGCCGCGTCGAAAATGGCCGGCACTGTCGCGCCGTCAAGCGTGACCGAGGTGGCAAATTCTGCGGTGTTCATGAAGGCGCCAAAGTCTTCAGTGAGCATGGCTTACTGCACCGCGCTGATGGCAGCCACCGCCACGGCATAGGCCGGGATGGCAGAGCCGCCAATGACGTAGTTCACGCGCAAAAAGCGCTTCATTTGATCGAAGTTGACGCCGATTTTCTGAATGCTGCGCGCCGTGTCGAGTTCGGCAAAGGCCGCGCCCGCGTCGGCATAGGT